AAGAGTTGTAACATGTGTGGACCTAAAGAAATACCTAAATGTTTTAATCTATATAATGGAAGCTGGATACTAAATAAAGAAGACATAAAGACAGATTTTGAAAATAATACAACTACTCAAGATAAATTAGATTTTATAGATAATATAGTTAAACCAGCTTATATTGAAAGAGGTAGAAAAAAAGATATTCCAAAGGTCTTTGATTATGGTGATTATTATTATGATTTTAAATTTAGACCGCCAGGTATTAAAAATATAGAAGAATGCAAAGATTTAACATTAAAAATGAATTATAATTTTTTTTCATATAATAAAACGTATAAGCAGTGCGATATTAGAAAATTATATCCAAGTACTTTAGAATTTATAAAAAACGAATATAAAAATGTTAAGGAGGATACAACCTGGGAACATGGGTCGGTTCATACACATAATACGAATATTACAAATTTTTCTGAGAATTGTATAAATTATATAACAAATGAAATAAATGAATTACCAGAAGTTAAAACAAGTGAGTTAACACCGAATAAATCTCAAATTTATAAAATATAAAAAAAAAATAATGTAATATTTTAATGTATACCAATATAATATTTGTTTTAATAATATTTATTTTTAGTTTAATTTATTTGAATAAGTTTAAATTAAACCGGGAAGGATTTTTGGCTGATAATGGTATTGAAAATATAAAAAAAAACAAAGTATATTTTTATAACTTTGATGAAACTAACACAAATGTAGAAGAAGATAATAATGAAGAATTAATAAATTTTTATAAGTTTACTTCTAAAGATTACGAAGAGAAAAATAGATCTAAAATAGTTCTTAAATTAGAAGACAATAATCAATTAAAGGAATTCTATATTTCCTTTTATGTAAAATTCGAAGATGTTAATGATAAACAGAAACAAACATTTATTAAGTTTATATCAGGAAACAATAAGACTGTGTGGAGTTTATTAAAGTTTAATAGTCATGTTTATGTATCAGTAAATAAAGGATATAAAAAGTTTTATACGCCAATAAATATGAAAAAGGACGAACAAAACGGAGAATATTATAGGATATTAATTCATAAAGAAAAAGATAAACTAACATTTAGATTAAATGAAGAAATTATAGATAATATAACAGTACCAGAAGTTTCCGAAAACTCCTTTATTGTATTCGGTGGTGCTAAAACAAATTTACTAACAGATATATCGGAATTTAATGGGAATATTTCTAATATAGAATATAAATATGGTGCACCTGAAAAGGGCGTAGAAGAGAAACTATGTAAATTCTATCCTAAAGGTTCTGATCAAGATAACTGTGAATCATTGTGTAATAAATCTAATTCTTTAGACTGTAATACATCTGTATGTAAAAAAATATGTGAAGGATGTAAGGATATGGTTAGCTGTCAGTGGTTAGATACTGAAACTAAACCCCCTAATTATTTACCAGACGCACCTTATCCCATAAGGTCAACTGCTGGAAATAAAAGAGTATTATTAGAATGGAAAAAACCGTTTGAAGGAACTAATGGTAAAATAAAAAGTTATATTGTAACTGTAAAAGAATCCTATCCTTCTAATACTAATCAGACGAATGATGAAATGATATATAATTTTAACGCTAATGATTGTGAGAATTGTCAGTATGAAATTAATGATCTAAAAAATACTATTTATTATGATATATCGGTTAAGTCTCAAAATACAATTATAGAAAATTCTGAAGTAAAGAATAATATTAGTAAAAATTGCTCCAATATCGAAACAATTGCACCAATTGGTCCTATTAATATTAAAGATTACCATCCATCTCTAATAGAATCGGATGAAGAAATAGAACTAATTTATAATAAAAATAATAAAAATGGTGGAAGTTGTAGACAAAATAATAATGATGATGGACTTGAAATTGATAAATTAGATATGTCAAAATATAGTAGTTCTGGAATTTCTAAAAGAATTCTTGGTGAAAACTATGAAGATAATTTAAATTTAAATAATAATTATTTAGATTATAATGAGATATCAGATGATATTAAACAGTATTTAGGAGGTATAGAATAAATATTTATATATCTTTATATTAATGATTAAACTTATAGTAATATTTATTTTAATTTTACTAAATTTATATTTTTATTGTAAAATTAGTAATAAAGAATCTTTTTCTACATATGTTTCAGAAAGACATTGTGTAGATGATTGTCTTATAAAAAAGGGTGGAGATAATTGGAGTAAGGACGAAATAAAACAATATGTATCAGAATGTAGAAAAAAGTGCGAAGGAGACTGTAAAAAAAATAACTGCAACTATGTTGAAGTATTAAATCTAAAAAAAAATCCACCAGAGAAAATAAAGAATGAAAAGGTTGATATACAAAACGATTATATACATGTATCATGGTTTAAACCTAAAACAAGTAAAGAGCATCCTATTCTTAGATATATCTGTATAATAGAAAATCTCAATGATAAATCTATTGAATTTGAAATACCAAATATTAGTAATAATGATTTAATGGAGCATTATTTTAGAGGATTAAAAAAGGGGGAGTTTTATAATATAAAAATATATTCAGAAAATGATAATGGTATAAGTAATCCGATTATTTTAAGAAGACTATCCTTAAAAGAAAAAGTTGTTACAGATGTTAAAAAAAAGGAAGTAAAATTAAATACACGTGATTCTGTAATAGACGAATCTGTTTATGGTAAATTATTAGGGAATGACTATGTTAAGGCAACATTCCTTAAAGTTTTATCACCATTATTTTAAAATATAATATAGCAAAATAATATAATCGATATGAATATTGTTATTAATTTTTTAAGTTTATTAATCATTTGGAGTATTCTTTATTACTATATTAATAATTATGAAAATTTTGAAATAAATGAACCATCTAATCAATGTAAATTTCAGCCATGGGGACTAACCAAGGATGCTTGTATAAGTCGATGTATTGTTTCTGGAAAAACAATAGACAAAGAAATTATTGGAGATAATTGTACAGAACCAAATTGTAGTGAAATATGTAATAACTGTTCTACAAGTTCTTGCGAGTGGGCAAATTCTTCAGAAATAATTACTAATACCGAAAACACAAATAATTTAATCTGTATACCTGGTAATAATGAAATAAAAGTAAAATTATATTATGATGTGACATCTTCAGATCCCAATCAATTCTTTGTTATACAATATTATAAAACAAGATACCCGCATGAAGGTATTCATATACTAAAAATTCCAACAAAAGAATACAAACAATTTTACGAAACAGATATTACCAATAATATAGAAAACAATGTAGAATATTCTGTTTTATTCTATTATTCAAATAACAGCGATGATAATGATTATACAAATATAAATACACTTCAGTCTATTTCTAAAATTGTAACTGTTACACCATCTGCACTAAATATTATTCAGTAAATTATTTTTTTTTTACATATTCTTCTTCAGGTTTATATGGAAGGAATTTATCATCGTCCGCTTTTTTATAAATTTTGGTAATATAACCCTTTTTAGGTTTACCATGTTTATATGTTGTGTGTTTTAGTTCTTCCATTTTATCAAACCAACGATTTGATAAGGTTGTCTGTATCTTTGAAATTTCCTCTCCTTGACATTTAGAAACATATCTTCTAAATTTATGTTTATTACCTTTATTTTTTTTTGTTTTAAAGTATTTCTTTTCAGATTTTAAGAGACTATTTAGTAAACATTTATAATTTGTTGGTGAATCTTCGAGTTCTTTTAGAAAGTTAGGGGTACTTGATGCCTGATAATACAAATATTTTAGTCTATCAACAGTAACATAACGTATTTTATTATATTGAACGTATGGAATACATCTGTCTGTTTCTGTAAAGGTAATAAGATTATTGAATTTACCATTATCAAGTTTTACGTTAACTATATAGTCAACATCTTCCTGTTCCTTCCATAATTTATTTTTAATAATATAGTTAAATTCCATTTTTTTGAATTTTTTATTTAAAACCTTAATGAGTTCAACAGATTGATAAGAACCATTTTCGGTATATACTTTATAATCTGAAACTGGAAGAGAACCTTTATTAGAATCATTATTAACAAATAGATTATGTGCGGTGGCGCCATAATTAACTAGATTTTTACCTTCAACATATTTACCAATCGCATTTAATACAGGTTTTATATCCTTATTTACAATTTTGGTATATTCAGCTGGTGTGCAATCAAAATGGTCAAAATCATAGAGCGCTTTGAATTTTTCTAAACGCGTTCCTACCTTTGGTAGTCTTACTGGTTGTCCGAGTGGTTGTGTTAATTCTTTATACATCTGTCCCTTCAACCAGTCTTTATCCATAACAAATAATTTTTTAGGGAATTTAGATTTCTTTGTTCTATAATCATATGTTTTTCTATAAACTGTAGGATTTTTGGTAGTTTTTTTAAAAGCAGAATCAACTACTGGTTCATCATCAAACAATTTTAGGCATTTACCTTTTGTTGATCTACCACATGAATCACAATCATCGCTCTTTATCTGTTTTGGGGTACATCCTTTCTGTGTTATATCTATAATAAACTGCATGTCTACACCTACTTTAAATGTCTGGTGATGGTAGTCATTTAAAACACTTGAACGTGCCTCCACAAACTTGAATCCCATTTTATGGAGAATATTTGCTAGTTCCTTTGCATGGTTCCAGGCATCTGGACTTAAAACATCAAAATCTGGGAATTCAGAATCTCTATATAACCCCTGTTTATGTTTCTTAAGATAGGTATGTAATGCTAACCCACCATATAATTTTAAGCCTTTATCCATAATAAATTTTTTTACAACATCAAATGGATTAGGTAAACCTTCCTCTTTCCAATAATTTTTAAGATAATCGCTATCACGTTTTTCTTTAACCTTTTCATTATCATCCGAGATATCTTCTAATCTTTTTTTTAATTTATCTTCTTGTATTTTACTGAAAACCCTTTTTTTTGACATATAATATATATCTATATTTTATATATGTTGTTGTTGAAAGTGATAATAGTAATATTAATTTTTATCCTACTATCTATGTTTAGACATAAAGAATCATTTAATTCCGATGATATTAATATTAAATTAACCAGTTTGTATGATGGTGATGTAGTAAAACTTTTTTGGCATCAGGAAGAAACCTCTTATACGGATGGGTTTAATATTCTTGTAACTAATAAAAATGACGAAAGTAAAAATAAAACATATATGGTTAATTATGATGAACAAACCAAATTTTATATAAAGACTATTATAATTGATGAAGATAGTACCATTTTAATTAGTAATTCTTCTGGTAAATCCGAATTAATAGATTTTAAAAAAATTAATCTAGCAAATTATGATAAAAAAAAACATATCGATCATAAAATACAATGCTATCCAGATGGTTCATATGGGACTGTTTTAGATTGTTTAAAGAATTCTAAATTTCCAACTACAAAAAAAGCAGGAATTTTTTATGAATTAAAAAAAATTGTTAATTCTATTTTTAGAAAAAATATTATTTTACAATAGTATATGAACCTCTCCTTTTTAGTTATATTAAATATCCTCATTCTATATTTTATTTATAGGCAGCAAAAACGCAACAGTATAGAATGTAAACAAACTATGGCCTTATTTTTAGTCTTTATTCTTATATTATATGAAATATACATGGATTTAGGCTATAAAAAAAGAAAGTAATAGCTATGTAAAATAATATTATATTAATATAATATGGATTTACTTAAACTTTTAATATTTATATTACTAGTTTTTTTTACTGAATATAATTTTAAATTTACAAATCTATTTGTTACTAAAGAAGGTTTTGAAGATAAATTTTCTTTTAATACTAAAGAGAATTTTGCTACAGAAAAGGATACATATGAATTTAAATGGAATACAGGTCCCAAAATGACTGGAATGTATCCAGCTGCAAAACTATTAACAAAGGATTATACAAAATATTTCAATCAGAAATTTTTATCTGTCTTATTGGATGATCTATATTTATCCCCACCAGAGTTTGAGATTGATAATATAGATGTAACAGATGGCTGGTTCGGTGGTAATTTTAGAATTGTTGCTAAACTTGAAGGTACACTCGATAAGAAAGTATTAGATGAATATTATGATTATATAATTTTAAGAACTCTAGAAAAGGTAGTTGAAGAATATAATCAAAATTCTACAACTGTAACTAATACTACAGTTGCTCCTGTTACAGTTGCTCCTGTTACAGTTGCTCCTGTTACAGTTTCCCCAGTTACTAAACAACCTTATACATATAAAGCAGGAACAGATGTATATGAATTAAAATGGAATACCGGTTCCAAAATGACTGAAAGGTATCCAGAAGCAAAACTGTTAACAAAGGATTATACCAAATATTTCCATATGAATATTTTATCTGTCATATTGGACGACCTATATTTATCTCCACCAGAGGTTGAGATTGATAATATAGATGTAACAGATGGCTGGTTTGGTGGTAATTTTAGAATTGTTGCAAAACTATATGGAAAACTTAATGAGGAAATATTAAATGAATTTCACGATACTATTATCGAAAATACTCTCACAAAGGTGATAGAAGAATATAATCAAAATTCTAACAATGAGGGTTCAACTAATACTGAAGCCTCTAACAATGTGGGTTCAACTAATACTGAAGCCTCTAACAATGAGGGTTCAACTAATACTGTACCTAAAACAACCGCAAAAGTTTATAATCCAGAAGAGTTAAGTATTGTTAATGATGACAGTTCTAATGGGGAACGACAGTTTCTTTTAAAGGTTTCTAAAAATGGGGTAGAAAATAAAATGAAATATGCTGACCAGGTTCTAACTCCCGAAACAGTTACTACATATGTAAATGAAGAAAATATAAATTTAAATATAGATCCAGAATTAAAGAAATGGATTATGAAAAAACTAAAAGAAAATCCCAATATATTACCAATAACCAAAAATAATACTGAAGAAGAATCCAAAACAGTGAAGTTTAAATGTTCATCCTAAATTAATTTCTAGTAGTATTTTAATGAATAATATTATAATAATAATTCCTATTTTGGTAATACTATTTTTTTTATTAGTTGTTAAGCGTGTTGAAAATTTTGAATCAACGGAACCAATTAGTACAACTAATCTTGCAAAATTACAAAATGATATCGTAACAGCTATTGGTTCTGAAAATAATGATCAAGGAAATAACAGTTCTCGCGGGTCTTCGAATGGAAATTTAAATATTAAAAATACTCAGCTTGAAAGAGTGGCAAGAGAGGTCGCTAGAGAATACTGTCCATGTGATAAAGATTTTGATATGGATGATTATGTCCCAAAAACATCCCTCAAGGATAATTGTCCCAAGGTCCCAAATCTTGACGACTACATCCATAAATCAGCTCAGCAACCCCAGCAGAAATGTCCGGCATGTATATGTCCAACAATTGACCTAAAAACCCCAGATCTAACTGAATCGCAGTGTAAAAATTTATTTAAGAAATGTAAAGATAATAAATCATTTTTAAAATCTCTTGATGAACACATTGTAGATAACTTTAATAAACCTATCTGTCCTAAGGCCCCAGAATGCCCTAATGAGGAAAAAATTAGAGAGAATCTTATGTCTAAACTTAAATGCCCTCCCCCGGCGCCATGTCCGGTCTATAAAGATGTTCTTCCTCTAATTATGAATCTATTAGAAAATAAAACAGATGAAAACGTTGTGACATTAAACCGTGTTAAAGAGCTTCTTAAGGATAAAACTACCACACTTGCTCCGGTTACTACACTTGCTCCAACTACCACACTTGGTCCAACTACCACACTTGGTCCAACTACCACACTTGCTCCGGTTACTACACTTGCTCCGGTTACTACACTTGCTCCAACTACCACACATGGTCCAACTACCACACTTGCTCCGGTTACTACACTTGCTCCTACTACCACAAAAGCTCCGGCTACTACACTTGCACCGACAACAACCAAGGCTCAAGTTACCTATAAACCAGAAACAACTACAACCAAAATGGGTATGAATAACCACAATCATTATAAGAATAATAATGTTACGGTTGATCCTTCTAATATTAATAGTTTGTTAGAAGATCAGAGGGCAGAAAATATGAATTATAATGGAGAATCCGAGGATGATTCAAATGGAAATGTTTTTTTCCCGGCAAGTAATTCGGATAAATGTAAATCACTACCTCTCCGAATATAAATTATTATAGTTATATATAATGTTATATCCATTTCTTCTATTATTATTTTTAGTAATTATAGTATGTGTAAGTTGTTATAAACCAGAACCATTTATTCCAGGCAAGTCATTTGCTAGATATTATAAACCACAAACGTGTAATACCCACGATGACTGTTTTAGAGGTAATGTTTGGAGGTCTGAAATATATCAGGATGTTTGTCAGCCACCAGGAAAGTTAAACCGAACTAAAAAACCTTTAATTACAGATTGTATTAAACGCCTGTAAATGCATCATACTCTTTTGATAATTTTTTTTTTCTAAATGGAGAATTAGGGTTCCAGTAACACCAATACAACCAGTTATATATTTTATATATAGAATTATAATAAACTATACTATCAGCACGAATTATATGTACTTGTTTTTTAAAATCATTCAAGAATAGGTATGTTATATCTAACTGATTTGGTAGTGGGTTATCCCATAATAATGAATTATTTATAGATAATTTTTTTTTGTTATTTTGAACAGAATTTAAACTTTTATATCGGTCTGAATTACTAAATTCCTCTTCTAAATAATGCGTTTTATTAGAACTAGATAAAACATATACAGTATTTGTTTTAAAACTCTGATATGTTTCAGGTAATAAAAATCGTCTAACAAAATATTCACTAATATAACTATTATAATTGATATTATTATCATTCAAATAATGATATAAACACATTTCAAATGATGTATAAATAGAGAAATCACAGGTATCTTCACTAAAGGTGTGGTTATTTGTATCACATACATGATTATTAAATTTTTCGGTGTTTATATCTTTAATTATGTTATAAATTTCACGTTCCGGTATTTCCTTTCCGATATTATGCATATTAACTTTAATAAATAGGTTGTTTAGAATAAGATTCGTATTCAGATGTGGATTATTTAATATTGATGTATATAGTTTTTTAAGCAATACTATATTGATAAACTTGCTTTTATAAATATGACAACAAACCTCTTCTAATGAAAAAATATCAATTAAATTATAAACATATTCATTAAATAGTACTTTTGTTTTTCCCTCTATTACACTTTTTAAAGTTATAGACATATAATATTTCTATTTATAAAGTATTTAAATCGTTTATTTATGTCTCTTATAAATAATCCAAGAGAAACTTTAATTTTAGCAAAAGACAATCTTGTAAATAGTAGCTTAGAGTTATTTACAGAACACCAAAAGTTAATAACAAAAATATTATTATTTTTTTGTGGATTTATATTAACTTCTATATTAACCGGTCAAATATCTATATTTTATTACTGCTATTGGTTTTTGTTAGGAGTGTTGTCTACTATAGGATTAGGTTTTGGTTTGCCTACAGGTACATTATTTCTTATTCCGACTATAATTAATAAATATAATACTACGACCGTAACAGAAACAATTAGTTATGATGTTTTCTGGAAATCACTTCCGATAGTGTTGAGTTGGGGAATAGGAACAGCTATAGGTGAACTACCTCCGTATTTTCTTGCGAGATATAATCAGAAGGAATATCAAGAATA